GCTAGCGTGGGCTTCTCAAGCGCTTGTGGCTGTTCAGCCGCAGGAGCCTGCTTAACTTCTTCTAGTTCACGAATACGCTTTGCTTGCTCACGGTTGGTTTTACGCAACTCGCGAACCCATTCAGGTGCCGGAGCACTTTGCTCTTCGTCTGGAAGTGGCGTTTCTTCCCCGATACTAACAACGACCTCTTCAGGTTCTTCACCGGCCGGAGGATCTACAGGTAGGTCCTCAGCAGGTGCGTCAATGATTTGGTCATCAGTAGTTGTGTCTGCCGTTTGTACTGTCATAAAACCCCTTCAACTCATCGATTTGTAAGGCTCGACGGATTACCTGTGAAACATTATAGACCAACCCACTTGGGTTTGTGCACTTATTGCATGGGTGGAGCCACGGGTGCTTGTGGAGCATCCACGGGCTGTGGGGTCTCAACTGGTTGTGGCTGCAGTGCATTGTGCAAGGCATCTACAGTTGCCATGAGATGTTGCTCATTTGAAATATCTACACCGGACAACGTCTCTGCAGTCTGCGCCTTAGTTTGGTCTACCTTGGCCATGGTCAAGATAGTGTCGGCCTTGGCCTTGGTGCTGTCTGCGGCGGCTTTGGCTGCGGCTGCCATGAGGTACTCAGCCTGAGGATCTGGTTTCTGAGCGGCCGCCTGCTGTTCTTCAGCAAGTCCCTGAGCTTCTTCAGGTGTGGGCTTGATAACTCCAAGGTGAATGAGCTTGTTGCGGTAGAAGCCACGCACGTCTTCAATGCCCTCGCCCTCCATGTTCATCATGGCCATAGCGCCAAGGACCTGGATGGTCTCAGGATCTGCACTGATCTGCATCATGCCTGTTAGGGCACGGACCGTGGAGCTACGCTTGCTGGCCGATGACGGACCTACATCAGACACGACGTCAAAGTTGGCATCGGCGAAGTGGTTCTCAAGGACCACGGCCCCAGTCTTGCGATTGATGTTGGGTCGGTCGATTGTGATGCTGCTGACTGTGCCAGATGGGTCGATGGTCTTCAAGGTGCGGCCTTCGTCGACCAAGATCTCTTTGGCCATACCCAACCAAATCTCACCGCCGCGCTTCACGGACTTGCTCATGTTGCTCATATAAATGAACGTCTGCATGTCGAGTTTGTTCTGCACCAACTCAACTGCCACGCCACTCATGTTGGGCTGCAGTTGCTCACCGGCCTGTTGGTTGCCCAAAAGGTCTTGCATGTCTTGCTCAGTGATTTGCAGCAATGCAGCCATGGCAGGCGGGATCTGAGGAACACGTGTGTATTCCATTGGTGCCAAGACTGGGTTGCCGTTCAGATCCAGCGCACGATTCTTGAGCAGGTACGGGTAGTTCTTGACGTTGTCCTCAGACCACATGACCGTATGGCCCGCAATCTCTTCTGGTGTCATGATGGGCTTCTCGACCGTGCTCAATGCACTGATCTCGCCGAGCTTGGAGAGTTGCATGTTCTTCAAACGCTGCGCGTCCTTGGCCAAGCGGACGTGGCCCATACAGCGTTCAACGTTGTCAACGAACCAGCGCTTGCCGTACACAGGCACGATTGGGATGTTGGGTCCTGCAATGTAGCCGCAGTCTTCAAGGATGCGGCCACCGTCCATGATGTACTTGCGGACCTTCTTGGTTTTGATCTTCTTGGTGCGGGCCAAGGTGAAGCCGGTTGCCTTCAAGGTCTCAGCCACTGTGCTGTCCTCGTCATCGAGTTCAGACTGGAGATACCGCTTCTCAGAACCATCAACACCGCGGAAGACGTTCACCACATCCTTCACCATCTCAACCACGTAGACCTCAGCCACGAAGACGACGTCTGGTGTGAACCAATCGAACTGGGTTTGGAACACGTCCTTAGACCACGATGCTGGGCTCGTCTCCCACTCTTCTTCAAACGCGTCAGGCGTCATCGAGCTAAGCACCCAGCACTTCTTGGCATCAGACTTGTCTTGGCGCTTGGCGTCCAGGTTCCAGAACACTGAACTGTCAGCGTCAAAGATGGGCTTGATGCGAATGCGTTGAGTCTCATCTTCCTCGTCAGACTCATCCATGTACTCAGTGGTGAAGCGGTAGGCACCATAGCCGCCACCGACTGCTTCCTCAAAGGCGTTGTCGTATGCTTCCTCAGCGACACTGTCCTGTTCGTCTGCACGGTACAGACCTTGGCAAGCATCGGCCAGTTGATTGTTCTGCGCTCCGTCCTTAGGCACGAAGTTCACAGTAATGCGGTTGTTGCGGTATTCGTTGATGATGCGGATGACTGCCAAGTGGACCTTGTTCACTTCGAACTTAGGCTTCTTGGCGAATTGCTGCCCCAAAGGACCTTCCCACTGCGCACCTGTGATGGAGTAGAAGCGACGATCTTGGAGGCATTGCAGTCGCTCATCGCTCACGGCTGATTGGATCGTGTCAAACTCGGCCACCAAGTCTGCATGGAGCATTGCCAGCTTGTCTTCGTTGTTGAGACGCTTTGGCTTCTCGTCTGCTGAACCTTCTGTATCGTAGGACATGGTGCTACCTCTTTTCGAAATGACTTACTGATGGAATAGGTACGGAGTTTCCGACCTTCTGCTCGACTCTGATTGGCCACTCGTAGTCAACACAATACCCGATGGCTGTCGTGATGTGTTGGTAATCGCTGTCCTCTTCGTGGAACGTGCTGCCTGACTTAATCTGCACAGTGGCCAAGCCCTTATGAGCATACGGTGCCAGCTTGGGGTTCACGAACAGACTCACTTGGCCCTTAGCATTGTGGATCTTAGCGCGTACTGCATTCTGCCTGTCCTTGATGGCAGGAGCCGCGGACTTGACACGGCGCTCGACCTTCCAGTTGTTGGTTCTCAGCACCTGCTCCATCTCAGTGTAGTCAGATGCATGGCCGTGCTTCTCACCGGCTCTGCCTGCAGGGTCACCGTAGATGATGACAGACCTGTTGGTGTGGTTCTTGTACTTCTCGACGAACTCCAGTGCAGACTGCCGCGATGTTGCTGAACGCAAGATGATCTCATCAAGGATGTAGAACGCTTCGCCACGGCGGACCCCAAGACCTGAACTCATGGGCGTGAAGTTGAAGTCGTGGTGCCACATCAGCTGCTCATGGGGCTTGATGGTCTCGTTGGTATGGTTCGCAGAACTGTAGTCTTCGTATACGCGACCGGTCGCTGTTTCAAAGCTGGCTTCGTATTCCTGGCGATACTGGCGAGCAGACATGCGGCGCTTGGCGGCCTCGATCACGTCGGCTGGCAAGATGTCTGCACTCTTCCATGTGTAGAGCTTCCAGTCAGGGTCGCCTGCGGTCCTCGCATACTCGGCCATCTCGTAATAGTGGTTGAGACCGTCAGGAACACCGATCAACCAGCACCATGGACGATACTTAGGCCGCAGTGGGTTGTAAGTATCGAGTGCGGGCGAGATGTTCTCTTGCCAAGCGCCTTCACGTACGTCTGCAATCTCATCGATTACACCACCGCCCCACAGCACACCTTCCATGCGTTGGGGCTGGTCAAGACCAATAAGGCTGATAGTGGATCCATTCGGCAATCGGATCTGAAGTTCGGACTCACTGACAGACTTGTCGCCAAGCACCGAGGTGAAGCACAAGCGCTTGAGGTCTTGCCAGTAAATCCGTTTTACTTGGTCCCGAGTGGGAGCGGCCACGAAGTACGGCATGGGTTCGCGAAATGCCTCTCGGACCACGAAGCGCTTGGCGCGTTCCGTCTTACCAGAGCGGCGTCCTGCTGGGACCACCTTGAACCGCACCGCGTCATTGACCAAGTCTGTCTGCACCGAGTGCTCAGTCAATGGATACCAGCGGTCAACGTCGCGTTGATGGATGAGTGGGATCGTCATACTGGCAACACGGCCGCGATGGCCTTCAATGCGTCTGCTGTGGCGTTGGAACCAGATGCAGAGCCTGGAGTTGTGACGGTTTGCGCAGCAAGTTTAGGTGCGTAGAACGGGGCGGCTGCTTTTGATGCGTCAATGCGCGTGGAGAAGTCTGCGTAAATGGTTTCCTCAATGAGGTCACGACTAACTTCCTTGCCCTTCGCGTCATACTTGACCACCCAACGTTTGTGCACGATGCCTTCACCGCGCGAGACTGCAAGCAACCACTCATGTGGTAAGAGCCCAGTTTCTTGTGCAACTTGCTTAGATTTGGCTGTGACCTTGGAAAGCGCGCCTTTTGGTCGCCCGGCTCCAGGTTGTTTTCCACCACTTGCCATAAACTTTGCTCCACAATGAATTCTGCGATAGGAAATCTCGCGATGGAGCGGATCATAAACTGGTTCCATCAATGTGCGAACGGATCCTCGCGTCTTTATGGGACCACAAATAACAGGCGAAAGTGTCAAGTCCACATGCCGCTACAGAAAAGCGGTTAAAGGCGTCGGGCTTTCTTTTAAAAGTAGACTAAAGAAGATAATAGAATATATAGAACTATTCTTTAATCATCTTTAGATTAGATCCTTACG